GAAGTAAACGATCTAGTTGGTTTTAGACCAAGTAGTGAATACGAGTTTATCGTTGATGGCGAAAGACTATATCGAGTTTTATCTAATTTTATTACAATCAAATATGAACATCAAGGAAACGAAGAAGCATATAATCCAGGCTGGGCACAAAGCAGTGGAGGAGCTGATAAAAGTAGCTAAAGAAGCTATTGTTACTGACTCTGAAGATGACTTAACAGCTGATAAACTAAAGAACGCGGCTGCTTCAAAGAAGCTAGCCATATTTGATGCTTTTGAAATACTCAATAGAATAGAAGAAGAAGAGAATTTATTAGAGGGTAAAGTAATAGAAGACAAAAAAGATAAAACTTTTAAAGGATTCGCTGAAGGTAGATCTAAATGATCTACGAGCAAACCTTAGTTAAAACAGTTGAGCCAATAAAAAGGACTACTATATCCAGAATGAACAAGGGTAAGAAGTGGAAATATGGCTACAATAAAGAACAAGATCTAATAGTGCTTTCGCGCGACGGTCAGATAGGAGAGATTATACAAATACAAGATCTAGTCATCGCTCTACCTAAGCAACCTAAGGATGTGTATAGCAACGCTAAAGATAAATGGGTTAGATTTACTCAACCGAAAGAATTAGAGCGCTTAAAAAGCATATTTGATTGGCGTGCGTATCCTGAGGATCAAAAAGATCAGTGGCACGATTATATAGACGAAGAGTTTAGAAGAAGAGAAGAAGGATTTTGGTTTACTAATAACGGTAAGCCAACCTGGATAACAGGTACTCAATACATGTACCTGCAATGGAGCAAGATAGATGTAGGTGCTCCAGATTTTAGAGAGGCAAACAGATTGTTTTATATTTTTTGGGAAGCTTGTAAAGCCGATAAAAGATGTTATGGAATGTGTTACCTTAAGAATAGAAGATCTGGATTTTCTTTTATGTCTTCAGCGGAAACAGTTAACTTAGCCACTCTTGCGAGTGATAGTAGATATGGAATCTTATCTAAAACAGGCGCCGATGCTAAAAAAATGTTTACCGACAAAGTTGTACCTATATCAATCAACTATCCGTTTTTCTTTAAACCTGTCCAAGATGGTATGGATCGGCCTAAGTCCGAGCTTGCTTATCGTGTACCTGCTAGTAAGTTTACAAGAAAAAAAATCACAGCTAATGAAAAGCTGGAAGATATACAAGGGTTAGATACAACGATTGACTGGAAGAATACAGGAGACAATAGTTATGATGGTGAAAAATTAGCTCTGCTAGTACATGATGAGAGTGGTAAATGGGAAAGACCTGATAATATATTAAATAACTGGAGGGTTACAAAAACATGTTTACGATTAGGTAGTAGGATTATTGGTAAATGTATGATGGGATCAACCTCAAACGCATTAGATAAAGGTGGAGAAAACTTTAAAAAACTATACAACTCATCCGACGTCACGAAAAGAAATAGAAATGGTCAGACGAAATCTGGCTTATACTCTTTGTTTATCCCAATGGAATGGAACTATGAAGGATTTATTGATGAGTACGGAGTTCCAGTTTTTACTACTCCTGACGTCGACAGACTTGCACCAGACGGTGAATTAATAGATGTAGGTGTAATAGATAATTGGCAGAATGAAGTAGATGGTTTAAAAGATGATTCAGATGGTTTGAACGAATTTTACCGTCAGTTTCCAAGAACTACAGAGCATGCTTTTAGAGACGAGACTAAAGGTAGTATATTCAACTTGGTTAAATTATACGAGCAGATAGATTATAACGAAGAAATGAAAAACACCTTAGGAGTTACTCAAGGTAATTTTCAATGGGCTAATGGAGTTAAAGATACTCAAGTAATGTTTAGCCCAGATCCAAAAGGTAGGTTTAAACTAAGCTGGGTTCCACCTCAGCAAACACAAAACAATGTTGTACTTAAAAATGGTATAAAATACCCAGGCAATGAGCACATGGGAGCTTTTGGTTGTGATTCATACGATATATCGGGAACAGTAGATGGAGTGGGTTCTAAAGGAGCTTTGCACGGTTTAACCAGGTTTAGTATGGAAGATGCTCCCGCAAACAGTTTCTTCTTAGAATATTTATCAAGACCACCAACAGCAGAAATGTTTTTTGAAGATGTTCTAATGGCTTTAGTTTTTTACGGAATGCCAATATTAGCAGAGAACAATAAACCTCGTCTATTGTATTATTTAAGGCGAAGAGGTTATAGAGGGTTTAGTATGAATAGACCTGATAAGATATGGAACAAATTATCTGTAGCTGAAAAAGAAGTTGGTGGAATACCCAATTCAAGTGAAGATATAAAACAAGCACATGCAGCCGCGATTGAGATGTATATACAAGATCACATAGGCATCAAACAAGATGGTACACACGGAGACTGTTATTTTAACGAGCTTCTAAACGACTGGACTAAGTTTGATATAAACAAAAGAACAAAGCATGATGCATCTATAAGTTCTGGTTTAGCTATAATGGCTAATAACAGGCATTTATATAGACCAAACGCTGAGGTTAAAAAACCTCAACTAAACATAAACGTTTCTAGGTACACAAACACTGGAAATAATTCACAAATAATCAAGTAATAAATATGGCAGAGTCTGGCATTAAAAGTTATTTCCCAAGTCAAACGGTCAGCGATGCTGAGAAGTTAAGCTATGAGTATGGGTTAAAAGTAGGTAAAGCTATAGAGCAAGAGTGGTTTAATAGTGATACTGGTTCTGGTAGATACAAGTCTAACCATAATGATTTTCATAATTTAAGGTTGTACGCTAGAGGCGAGCAGTCTGTTCAAAAGTATAAGGATGAGTTGTCTATAAATGGTGATTTGTCCTATCTTAATTTAGATTGGAAGCCTGTTCCAATTATTTCTAAGTTTGTAGATATTGTTGTTAATGGTATTGCCGAAAGAATGTACGACATAAAGGCATACTCACAAGATCCTCATGGTTTAAAGCAAAGAACAGAGTTTGCAGAAAACATGATATCTGATATAGAGAACAAAGGTATTAACACTGTAGCAGCTTCTTTTGGTATGAATTTAACAAAAAGCAGTGTTAAAAATCTTCCGCAAACAACTGAAGAAGCAGAGCTGTACATGCAACTAACATATAAGCAATCTGTAGAAATAGCTGAAGAGCAGGCTTTAAAAACTTTATTTGAAGGCAACAACTACGAGTTGATTAAAAAAAGATTTTATTACGATTTAGCTGTTCTAGGTATAGGTGCCACAAAAACTTCTTTTAATACGTCTGAAGGAGTTGTCATAGATTATGTTGATCCAGCAAACCTAGTGTACTCTTACACAGACTCACCTTACTTTGAAGACATATACTACGTTGGCGAGGTAAAAAATATTCCAGTAAACGAACTAGCAAAGCAATTTCCTCATTTATCAGAAGAAGATCTTGAAGATATAATGAAAAATAAGTCTAACGGCAGGTCTAACTATAATACTAGGCATTCTTACGATAAAGAAGATAATAACACAATTCAAGTTTTATACTTTAATTACAAAACCTACATGAACGAGGTTTACAAAGTTAAAGAAACTAGTAGTGGCGCTGATAAAATTATACCAAGAGACGACCAGTATAATCCACCTGAAAGTAAAAACGCAGATTTTAGCAAAATGCAAAGATCTATAGAGTGCCTTTACGATGGTGCAATGATACTTGGTACTGGCAAGCTGCTTAAGTGGGAAATGGCTAAAAACATGATGAGGTCTAAGAGCGATTATACTAAAGTTAAAATGAATTACTCTATAGTAGCGCCTAGAATGTATGATGGTAGAATTGACTCTTTGGTTAAAAGAATAACTGGATTTGCTGATATGATTCAATTAACCCATTTAAAATTGCAACAAGTAATGTCTAGGTTAGTACCTGATGGAGTTTATCTTGATGCGGATGGTCTAGCTGAAATAGATTTAGGTAATGGGACAAACTATAACCCACAGGAAGCTTTGAATATGTATTTTCAAACAGGTTCTGTTATAGGTAGATCGTTTACGTCTGATGGTGACATGAATCCAGGTAAAGTCCCTATTCAAGAAATTACATCTGGATCTGGCGGTAATAAGATGCAAGCGTTAATTGGAACTTACAACTATTATTTACAAATGATAAGAGATGTAACTGGACTTAACGAAGCTAGAGACGGTAGCACTCCAGATAAAAACGCATTAGTAGGCGTTCAAAAACTAGCGGCAGCTAATTCTAACACCGCAACAAGACACATACTTCAAGCTGGTTTATTTTTAACAGCACAAACTGCAGAGTGTTTATCGCTTAGAATATCTGATGTTATAGAGTACTCTCCAACTAAAGATGCTTTTATGCAGGCTATTGGAGCTAACAACGTGGCGACTCTTCAAGAAATGTCAGAGCTGCACCTTTATGACTTTGGAATATTTTTAGAGTTATCACCAGACGAAGAGGAGACGGCTATTCTTGAAAATAATATTCAAATGGCCTTGCAGCAACAAAGTATAGAGCTAGAAGACGCTATTGATCTTAGAGATTATAAGAATATAAAATTAGCAAATCAAATGCTAAAAATAAGAAGAAAAAACAAACAAGAAAAAGATAGAAAACTTCAGCTAGAAAATATTGAGGCACAAACAAAGTCAAATACAGACGCGGCTACAAATGCAGCTCAGCTTGAAACCCAGAAAAACGAATCTAAAGCTCAAATTGATTCTAGCCTACAACAATCAAAACAAAATTTTGAGCTGCAAAAAATGCAGCAAGAAGTTGAAATGAAAAAAGAACTAATGGCTTTAGAGTTTGATTATAGCATGCAGTTAAAAAGTATTGATGTAGATGGCGTTAAAGGAAGAGAAAAACAAAAAGAAGATCGTAAAGACGAAAGAACAAAAATTCAAGCAACTCAACAAAGTGAGATGATTGAGCAAAGAAATGGTGGTAAACCACCTAAAAACTTTGAGTCCGCAGGTAATGATATACTAGGTGGCGGATTTGATTTAGGTAGTTTTGACCCTAGCTAAAATTATTAATTATTATTATATTATATTATGGAAGAAGAAAATGACAAAGTAGTTGAAGAGACTACACAAACAGCAACTGAACAAGTTGATGAAAGTAAATTTGAGTCCGCGGGTGACGATAGCGTCATGAAGGTAGATTTAAGTAAACCCCCAACACCAAGAGAAGATGAAGTTAAAGAAAGTGACGCTGACAACAGCGGAGTGGTTAATGGCGTTGAAGATGCCAACACCCCACAAGAACAAGAAGAAGTACAACCGGAAGCCGAAGCACAAGAAGCTCCAGTATTAGAAGAAATTACTGAAGAAGAAGTTGAAGAGGTTGAAGAGCAGGTCGAAGAAGCTATAGCGGAAGCTGAGGCTACTGGAAAACCATTACCAGAAAACATTCAAAAGTTAATGGACTTTATGGAAAAAACTGGTGGAGATTTAAGTGATTATGTCAAGCTTAACCAAGACTACAGTAAGTTAGATGATTCAGATTTACTTTATGAATATTATAAGCAGACTAAACCTCATTTAAACCAAGAAGAAATTAATTTTCTTATGGACGATACGTTTTCTTACGACGAAGACGTTGATGATGAAAGAGATATAAGAAAGAAAAAAATAGCGTTAAAAGAGCAAGTTGCAGACGCTAAAAGCCACTTAGACGGGCAAAAGTCTACGTACTATGAAGAGATCAAAGCTGGATCAAAGCTCACAACAGAGCAACAAAAAGCTGTGAATTTCTTTGATAGATATAACAAGGAGTCAGAAGTAACTCAAAAAACAGTTAAAGCAAACTCTGATATTTTTACTCAGAAAACCGAGCAGGTTTTCAATGACAAGTTCAAAGGTTTTGAATATAACGTCGGGGACAAAAAATATCGATTTAATGTTAACAATGCTAACGAGGTTAAGAACACCCAAAGTGATATAAATAATTTTACCAAAAAGTTTTTGGATAAAAATCAAACATTATCAGATGCTAAGGGTTATCACAAATCTCTCTATACGGCTATGAACGCCGACGCTGTTGCAAAACACTTTTACGACCAAGGTAAGGCAGATGCTATGAAAAATAGTATTGCTAAAGCTAAGAATGTTGATATGAATCCAAGACAAAGTCATGGGAAAATTGAAGCAGGTGGTACGAAGTTTAAAGTGCTAGGTGATAATTCTTCTGATTTTAAGTTTAAAATTAAAAAACAATAAATTTAAAAATTAAAAAAAATTAATTATGGCAATTACTGCGGGGCCAAACCTAAATTCGGTTTTATCCCCAACACAAACAACGTTAGTCAATAACTATATTGACTTTACTGCCACTGCAACCGCAGGGTGGGCACAACAATATTTACCAGATCTTATGGAAAAAGAAGCTGAAGTTTTTGGAAACAGAAGCATTGCAGGTTTTCTTTCACAAGTAGGAGCTGAAGAAGCGATGTCGGCTGACCAAGTAGTTTGGTCTGAGCAAGGTCGTTTACACTTATCTTACAACTGTGTTACTACTGATGTATCTGCTGGTTTAGTTACTATCGGTACTGATATCGATGGTAACGCTGCTGCTGGAGCACACGGTATTAGAGTTGGTGATACTGTTATTATTTCAAAAGCTGGCGTAACAATGCAAGGTTACGTGTCTGTTGAAGACACTGGTGCTGCTGTCGCTAATATAACTGTACTTCCGTACAAAGCTGCTGCAATGACTACTTTCTTTGCTGATGGCGATGTTGCGACTATCATGGTTTATGGTTCTGAGTTTGGAAAAGGTACTGTTGGTCAAGTTAAAGCTAACGAGCCACAGTTCAAATCTTTCTCTAACAAACCTGTTATCATCAAGGATTACTTCCAAGTTAATGGATCTGATGCTTCGCAAATTGGATGGGTTGAAGTTTCTGGTGAAGATGGACAAAATGGTTACTTATGGTACTTAAAAGCTGAGGGTGATACTCGCTCTCGTTTTACTGATTACTTAGAAATGTCTATGGTAGAGTCTGTTAAAGCTACTCCTGGTACTTCTGTTATCAACACTGCTTTAGGAACTGCTACTACAGCTACTGATTTAGCTGGTACTGAAGGTTTATTTGCTGCTATTGAAGATAGAGGTAATGAAACTTCTGGTGTAACAGGTGTTAATGCTGCTACTGATTTAGCTGAATTTGACGCTATCTTAGCTGAATTTGATAAGCAAGGAGCTATTGAAGAAAACATGATGTTTGTAAACAGATCTACTGCTTTAGCAATGGATGACATGTTAGCTTCTATGAATTCTTACGGGGCTGGAGGTACTTCTTACGGAGTATTTGACAATTCTGAAGATATGGCTTTAAACTTAGGTTTTTCTGGTTTCAGAAGAGGTTCTTATGACTTCTACAAATCTGACTGGAAATACTTAAATGACAGATCTACAAGAGGGGCATTACTTGATACTGCTGGAGCAATTAGAGGGGTTATAATTCCTGCTGGAGTTTCTTCTGTATATGACCAACAATTAGGTAAAAACCTTAAGAGACCATTCTTACATGTACGTTACAGAGCTTCACAAGCTGACGACAGAAAGATGAAATCTTGGATTACTGGTTCTGTTGGAGGCGCTTCTACAAGCGATTTAGATGCAATGAACGTACACTACTTATCTGAAAGATGTTTAGTTGTACAAGGTGCTAACAATTTCATGTTAATGAACTAAGCATTATTTATATTAAAGAGTCGGGGCTTCGGCCTCGATTCTTTTATTTTTATTAATTTATATTATATTATATTATGGCTAAAAAAGCTAACACAAAGAAAGTTGAGGTAGAACCTCAAATCGAAACAATGGAAGAAGTAGTTACAGAATTTTTTGAAGATACTGTAGTTGCAGAACCAAAGAAAAAACCGGTTATGGAAACTCCAAAACCAAAAAAAGATACTTGGGAGATTAAAGATAGGATGTACTACTTACTTTATGATAAAACACCTTTATCAAAATCTATAAAATGCTCAAACATACATTGGTTTGACGAGAAAGCTGGTTACGAGAGAGAGTTGAAATACACTTCTAACCAAAGAACATCATTTGTAGACGAAATGGTTGGTGACCAAAGATTAGAGCACGTTATATTTAGAAACGGTACAATTAGCGTTCCTAAAAGTAAAGTCGTGTTACAAAAGCTTTTATCTTTATACCACCCAGACAAAGGGGTTGTATTTGAAGAGTTCAAACCACAACAACAAGCTGCTAGTGAGATTGATTTACTAGAACTAGAGATCGAAGCTTTAAACGCAGCTCAGTCATTAGAAATAGATATGGCAGAAGCTGTTATGCGTGTTGAGATTGGTTCTAAGGTAGTAGACATGAGTTCTAAGGAACTTAAAAGAGATTTACTATTATATGCCAAAAGAAACCCAGGTTTGTTCTTAGAATTAGTAAATGATGAGAATGTTATGCTCAGAAACTTTGGTATCAAAGCAACTGAAATGCGGATATTAAAATTATCCTCTGATCAAAGAACTTTTTCATGGGGATCTAATGATAGAAAACTAATGAATGTTCCTTTTGATGAGCATCCTTATTCAGCTTTAGCCGCTTGGTTTAAAACTGACGAAGGAATGGAGATTTACTCCAATATTGAAAAAAGATTAAATTAATCTAACTGTAGATGCGGTCGCTCTAAGGAGCGATCGTACACTACTAAATTTAATTATATGAAAGAAAAATCTAAAGGATTAGGAGATACTATAGAAAAAATAACAATAGCAACTGGTATAAAAAAAGTTGTAGACACAGTAAGCAAGGCTGTTAAAAAAGATTGCAATTGCGGGGCAAGAAAAGATACATTAAATAGATTGTTTCCGTATAATAAATAAAAAGAAATTATGCGAATAAGTGTAGATACAATATACCAAAGGGTTTTAGCTTTGGCTAATAAAGAGCAAAGAGGCTACATAACTCCTCAAGAGTTTAACTTATTTGCCAACTTAGCGCAACAAGAAATATTTGAGCAATATTTTTATGATTTAAACAAAGTTAGTGTGGTTCCTGGTAACGATACTGTTTTTGCCGATGTAGATGATATGCTTAAGGAAAAGCTTAGTATTTTTGAAAAAATAGATAGTTCCGACGAGGGTAATACTCCAAGTAGTTACACCGCGGCAAATGATGGCATAGGGTTATTGCTACCAAGCTATATATATAGGGTTAGCCGAGTAGAATTTGGTGGTGTTGAATGCGAGATGGTTCCAACTAAAACATGGAGAGATGTAATATCTTACCGTGGCACTTTGCTAGGGGCATCCACTTCTCGTCCAATAGTAAATATTAGAGATAATATAATTAAAGTTGAAGAGGGTTCTGATTTTGAAAGCGTTCCATCGGCAGTGTACTACTTTAAAAAACCACAAACAGTGCGTTGGGGTTACATTGTTATTAACAAAAAAGCCTTGTATAACCCCGCTTCTTCAATAAGCTTTAATCTACATCAGTCTGAAGAATCAGAATTAGTGTATAAAATATTAAAACTAGCGGGCGTAGCGCTACAAAAACAAGATGTTGCACAAATTGGACAGGGGTTAGATACAAACCAACAACAACAAGAAAAACAATAAATAAATGGGGTTATTAAATCAAACGCAGCAAGAGTACTACGACGGTAATAGTTCAAATAACTATCAATTCGCTTCTTTATCAGATATAATAAATCAATTTATGTTTGTTTATGTAGGTGAAGATAAAATAATACCTAAGGCAAGAAGAATTGACGTTGCTTTTCACGCTCAAAGAGCATTACAAGAGCTATCATTTGATACTTTTAAATCCACAAAAGCTCAAGAAATAACACTTCCCCCTTCGCTTCAAATGACACTCCCGCAAGACTACGTTAACTACACTAAAGTTAGTTGGGTAGATTCTGCTGGAATAAAACACTTATTATATCCTACAAGTAAAACTTCAAATCCATACCCAATAAAAACAGATTCTAATGGTGATTATGCTTTTGATGAAGTAGGTGATTTAATTTCGACTACTAACCTTATAGCAAACGGCGACTTTGATGATGACACGGGTTGGACGGTTGACGCCGACGCATGGACTATAGGAGACATAACAATAACTACAGTTGCTGGTAACCTTAATACCTATAAAAACGTAGTACAAGGTAATACAGTCGCCGACGGATACATGAGTATAGATGCTCCTGATATTATTGAAGGTAGGCAATATAGAATAACATACGATATCGTCGTGGCTTCTACAGCTGGTAAATTTATACTAGCAAATCACACAACTATTGCTAGCACATTAAACTCAACTTCAATCAATAACAATGTTGATCTTATTAACGAAACAGTAATTGGTACCCACTCGGTTGAATGGCTACAAGGACCTGGTAACGTGGGGAAAATTAAATTGTGGAATGACGTAGCGTTTGATGGTATAATTGACAACATAAGAGTAGTTAGAATCGGTGACAGTGAAGAATCTGCCACATGGTCAAGCTACAAATCATCAACTCCAAGTCAAAATCAAAATGACGACTATATAGACGATACTTACTGGCCAATGGACGGTAGTAGATATGGCCTTGATCCTCAGCACTCTCAAGCTAATGGATCATTTTACATGGATCACAACTCTGGAAAAATACATTTTTCATCTAATGTTAGTGGAAAGACTGTGATCTTAGATTATATAAGCGACAGCTTAGGCACAGATGGCGAGATGCAAGTACATAAGTTTGCGGAAGAAGCAATGTATAAGTGTATAGCACACGCTGTTATGGCTAGTAAAGCCAATACTCCAGAGTATCAAGTTAATAGATTTAAAAAAGAAAAGTTTGCGGCTGTTAGAACTGCAAAACTAAGGTTGTCAAACCTTAAGCTAGAAGAACTTACTCAAATTTTAAGAGGTAAATCAAAACAAATAAAACACTAGTACATGCCAGAAATCAAGCACCAGTTTACAGGCGGTAAGATGAATAAAGATCTTGACGAAAGACTTGTTCCAAACGGAGAGTATAGAGACGCAATGAATGTGCAGGTTTCAACGTCAGATGGTTCTAATGTTGGTGCAATTCAGAACGTACTAGGAAATTCAATTATCAGTGGACAAGATTTTATCACCACAGACGCTGTTTGCGTTGGATCAATTGCCGATGAAAAAAACAATAAGCTGTACTATTTTATCGCTGATTTTTATGCAATTATAATCGAGTACGATACTATAAAAAAAACAGTAATACCTATAATAGTTGATACAACAGTAGGAGCTGATGTTTTAAGTTTTGATGCTCAACACGCTATAACTGGTATAAATATAATAGATGAATTGTTGTTGTGGACAGACAATAAAAGTGAGCCTAAAAAAATTAACATACCAAGATGTAAAGCCGGTACTGATCCTAGCGGCATTGTTCACACTAAATTAATGGTGGGCGGGAATTATGATGAAAATCTAGTTTATGTAAACGGAATTAACGAGGGTCTTATCAAAGAAAGCCATATAGCTGTTATTAAAAAAGGCCCTTCTAAAGCGCCTAAAACAATCCCTGAGTCTGCTAAAATATCTGGATACGTTAAAGGTAGTATGGAATTAGTTGGTGTTGGTAATGTTAATTATTTTTACCCTATAGGAAATGATGGAGGCGAAGTAGAGCAAGGCCATGAAACGTGGATTGGCCTTCAAAATATAGATCGAGTGCAGGTTCCAAATGGTGGGCTTAGTGTAGGTACATCGCCAAACCTTGTCGTAGGAGACGTTATTAGAGTGTACAATGGAAAAGCAATACCACAAGATGGGGAAAAACCTATTGCTAGACTGTTAATTAAACAAATAGAACCTGGTCAATTTTATTATTCTCAGGCGCAAAATAATTATGAAGAAGTAAGTGGTCACCCTACTTATGGTGCCATTATTGCTTATAGCCACCAAGTAGCATATAAAGTTTCGGTTTCAACATTAATTTCTCATGATTTTACATCCGGGTATTATTTTGAACTAGAGCAAGAAGAGCATAGTATATTTAAAGGTAAATTTCCTAGATTTTCCACAAGATATAAATATGAGGACAACGAGTACTCCCCTGTTGGGCCGTATTCAGAAGTTGTTTTTATTCCTGGAGAATTTGATTACCATCCTACTGAAGCCTATAACAAGGGCATGGTTAACAATTTAAAACAACTAATTTTACAAGATTTTGTTTCTACAGACATACCAAAAGATGTTGTAGGAATTGATTTATTATACAAAAATGAATTCTCTCCAAACGTATACGTTATAAAAAGTGTTGATAAAAATGATGAGGTTTGGAACAACGGGTATACAAACCCTTTGAAACCAAAAGGATCTTATATTATTACCACGGACAATGTCTACGCTCAAGTTCCTTCTAACCAGCTTATAAGACCTTGGGATAATGTACCTAAAAAGGCTTTGGCCCAAGAAGTCACGGGTAATAGAGTTGTTTATGGCAACTATGTGCAGGGTTATAATCTTGAAAATGAACTTGGTCAAAAAATAACACCTAAGCTTACAGCTTCAATTGATAATAGGTTTGATAGCAGCTACAGCACATCTAAAACGCGTAAATCTTTAAAATCTCAAAGAACATATAATTTTGGAATTTTATATGGAGATAAGTATGGTAGAGAAACACCTGTATTTACCAATGATAAGGCTAATGAGTTAATTACAAAATCTTCAAGCGCTAGCTCAAGTAGCATTGCGATTAACATTGAAAGCCCCCACCCATCATGGGCTGAATACTACAAAATACTTGTAAAAGAAACGTCAAGCGAGTATTATAACGTAGCAATGGGTAGGGCTTACGATGCTGAAGATGGAAACGTTTGGATATCATTTCCTTCTATTGATAGAAACAAAATAGATGAAGATACATACTTGGTTTTAAAAAAGGGACACGAACAAGATAATTTTATTTTAGACGAAGCTAGGTACAAAGTTGTAGCGATTGAAAATGAAGCCCCAGACTATATAAAAACAAGATACAATCCAATAGCAGAGCCTAACATGGATATCCACGGTTATCTTTTAACCGGGGCGAAGCAAACTGCTCTCGAAGGAGATCCTCGAGTTGTAGAGTTTCCATCCCCAGTTCAACCACCTTTCCCTGGCCAATCATCATTTACAATAAGACATTACACTTGGAGCGACCCGTATCACGTAGATACTTTCAGGTTTGGATTACCCGATATGGTCAAAGCGTGGGAAGATAGAAAAAACACTGATATATACGTTTCTTTTTCAAATAAATATAGAGAAGAAGGTGATACAACTAGTTGGGTGGATGTTCCAATTAGAATGACTAAAAAGTACAGGGTAATGGATATTGTAAAACTGCAACCCTCTGGAGCTTTTACAAACGGTGATGATGTTCCAGATTTGTATTTTGTAAGGTTAAATCAATCAATATCTATGGAAGATGCTTTCATTACAGACAACTTTACCGAAGTGTTTCAAAATGGTGGGCAATTAAAACCTCACTTTTACAGAAAAGAAATAGAAAACTTACCTGAGTTTGACGGTAGGTTTTTTGTTAAATTAATAGAAGACGAAGTATTAGCTGATAACATACCAAAAATTGCCGCTCCCACTTCACAAGGCTGGAATGTTGATGGCGGAATAAGTGAGTTATATTATTTGAGTGATAGTAGTTGTGATTCTAATCAGTTCTTAATAGATGGGGGCTTGGTTGGTACAACTGGTGAGGAAGCCAGTGTAACACCGGCTAATTGGCGGGTAAACCTTGGTGGACCCGAAAATGACTACAGTGGTATTTACAGCAGGTGGTTTATAGACGCAACCGCTTACGCGGGTAGCCAACCAAGTGGTAGCTCTGACGTTAGAGATTTTGAAGCGGTACAAGACGGGGTGGCTTTAAGCGATACAACTAGTGCTGTAAACTATAAAATTGTTATGGATGCGGATGGAGACAGACTTGCTGATCTTGAAGATTATAGCATAGTTTATCTAGATATGGCAACCGATACTTTAGGGCAAGACGAAGACGAAACGTGGGGCGATGGGCGTAGTCTTGGTGCTCGTTTTTTACACGGCGCACATACTGGCTCATACACGCAGGGAGATTTAGGCGATGTAACAACAAATGCTCACGCAAATGATTTTGGTGACGGGCCAAATAATTATTTACACTTATCATATGGAGGTATTGCTCCACAAGCCGTTGGAGCTGGTAAAGGCTCGCTAAACCCTAGTACTCCGGGGCCTTGGAGTAAATCGTGGTGGGATTTTTATAATTACAATAGATTTTGGGATAATCCACTTTCAGCCTTGATTGATAATAGTGTTTTATCACAATTTGTACAATCCCAATTTCATGTTATTAAAAAACTAACTTACGGCTCTTTATTCAGGCTAAAGGGTGATCCTAATGTTTACAAAATAACTCAAGTTACAAAAAGAAGGCTTTACAACTACATGGGGGCTAATAGAATTGCAGAGGGATTAAAATGGTACTCAAATAGTGCTAACGATCCCGGCGCCTCTTCAGACATGAACTCTTTAAATGCAGATGATTTAATTAAAGCTGCAAACCAATCATTAGCAGTAAACAACGGGATTGATTTCTCGTCTGCATTTACAAGAACCGGTGCAAATGAGCAAGTTAAAACGATGATGAAGCCTAATAACGCTAGAATAAGTTATTTAATTCAGTACCAGGTTTTAAATGGGCAAAAAAACCATGATCTAGAATCTGCGTCTAGCACTGGAACGCCTATTCATGCCAATGACCACCAAGCGTTTGATCTAGGTGGTTCTATTATAAACAGCACTACACACGGTGGTTTAGAGTTTGTCAGTACGTTTACAACTACCGAAAAAAATATTCTTCCAAGTAATCCGGCTATATTTGAAACAGAGCCTAAAGAAGATGTAGATTTAGATATATACTACGAGGCAACTGGTAAAAAACCAATTAGTACAACTCAAGAAAATATTTTAAATTTAGTTGAAATAGGAGCAATAATAACTGTTACCCCAACAACTATAGTTGGTGGCGTGATGGATGGAACTTTTGTAACTGGCATTCAAAATACAGCTGTTGGTGTTTGGAAGATAGTGCTATCAAACAAAGTTAGTTTAGATGAATTAGGGTTTATAAACGGTGTATCTACTTCTGATAATTCGGTAAGAATAAAATTTCACAATGACGATGGAAGTTTTGCTGTTGCTAAGCTAACGCCTTTTACATATACAGCTGGAGGTAACCAACCTGCTGACATTCAAGATAGTGGACTTGAAAGTAATCAATCATTTGCCTCTATACCAACTTCAGTACAGACTATATATGTAGAATTCATAGATAACACTTTTGGCTTAGGATGGTGGAATTGCTGGAGCTTTGGTAATGGAGTTGAATCTAACCGTATTGGTGACACGTATAACAAGCCTTTTATTGCAAATGGAGTTAAAGCGTCAACCACCGTGTTAGAAGACTACAAAGAAGAGCAAAGAAAGCATGGGTTAATATACTCTGGTATTTACAATTCTACAAGTGGGGTTAACTCTTTAAATCAGTTTATAGCTGCGGAAAAAATTACAAAAGATTTAAACCCTACTTATGGCAGTATACAAAAGCTACACTCTAGATCTACTGCTGATGGAGATTTAATAGCTTTGTGTGAAGATAGGGTTATTAGAATTTTAGCAGATAAAGATGCTATATTTAATGCTGATGGTAACCCGCAGTTAATAGCTACTGAAAATGTGCTTGGACAAGCAATACCTTATTCAGGTGAATATGGTATTTCTAAAGATCCACAGTCATTTGCGTCAGAATCTTATAGACTATACTTTTCAGATAAAACTAGAGGCGCTATTATAAGGCTTTCTAAAGATGGATTAACAGCTATATCAGATCATGGTATGAAAGATTGGTTTAAAGATAATTTAAAATTATCTAATAAATTAATTGGTAGTTATGACGATAAAAAAGATGAGTACAATGTGACTCTTAAAAACATTGGCGAAAAAACATACACATCTACTAATACTTCAATTCCTACTCCGTTTACTTTTAGTGGTTATGGTGATATAATTACAGCGGCTGATACCATAATTATTTCAGCAATGAGTGGGGTTGAAGCAGGTGATTTAGTAACTGTAAATAGCTTTTATTTAAGCTTAGCTGTAGGCACTGTAGTTGTTGGGACTAACGTAGTTGGAAACACAATGACAGTTGCTTTAGATAATCTAGTAGTACAATCACCAGATTACGCATATCCACCATCTTTTCCTTGGCAAAGTAATTTCACTTTTACTGGCACTAGGGTTACAATAAAAACAACTACAGTACAAGATCCCGTTGACACTCTTCCTTCTAAAACTGTTACTTTTAAAGAAGACACAAAAGGCTGGGTTAGTTTTAAATCTTTTACCCCTGAAAACGCTATTAGCTGCGCTAATGAATATTACACTTTCAAAAGCGGTAAGTTATGGCAGCACCACGTAAAGGGATTGGTAGGGTCTCCGACTCCAATGAACACATTTTACGATATTCACACAAGCTCTTCTTTAACCGCTTTGTTAAACGATATGCCGGGTATTGTAAAATCTTTTAAAACAATAAACTACACGGGTAGTGATTCTAAAACTATAAAACCATCTGCGGAAACATATTTATACCCTGGCGGAGATATTTCAAGCGATGGAGAGTATTACAACTTTAATAACAAGGCTGGGTGGCATGTTGTTAGCATTGAAACAAATAAGCAAAAAGGAAGCATAAACGAATTTATAGAAAAAGAAGGTAAGTGGTTTAACTATATAAGCGGAGAAGCAATAGTTTCAGAGCCAGGTGGATTAACTGTAAGTGGCTTAGATTTAGGTGATTTTTCATTTCAAGGAATTGGAATTCCAACTGGAATTTCTCAACCTATTGTAATTGGTTGTACGGACTCTACGCAGCAGAATTATATTTCTTGGGCAAATACAGAAAGTGATCCTAGTACATGTATAGCATACGCATTTGGATGCCTAGATTTAGCGGCTATTAACTACGATGCTACCGCTAATTATGATGATGGTTCATGTTATTACCCTGGGTGCACTGATCCATTAGCAATGAACTATGATTCAAACGCTACTACTGACGATGGTTCTTGCAACACACCTTATTTTGGATGTACTGATCCATCTGCGTGTAACTATGATATTAATGCAACTTATGATAATAATACTTGCATGGTGCCTGACGGGTGTACAGATCCTACGGCTGGTAATTATAACTTTACCGCCCTTTGTGATGATGGTTCTTGTTGTGTGGCTGGTTGTACAGATCCTCTTGCAACATCTACGTATGACCCACTAGCTACCTGCGCGAGTAGTGGCTGTGTTTATTGCGATAATCCAACCGCACCTAACTACAATATTGGTTTTCCATGTAACACTTGTTCTCCCGTAACCTCAATAAGTGTAAATATGTCATCGAGAACGACAACAACTATTGAGCTCTTTTTTCCAGAACTTACAATGGCTACTAGTTATACTCTAGTTATCCAAGAAGCGTTGACTGCCATTGAGACTACTTTATCAATTTTCTCAAATACATTAGGTATGACTGGCTGGGGTACTGGTACAATAACAATTACCGTGGGCGCTATTACGGCCTTGACTGACACAACTGAATACAATTTTAGCATAGTAACAGACTGCTCTCAACTTCCTGCAAACGGAGTTTCAACAGCGGCACCAATAACAAGTGCTACAGCCACCACTTTAACGCCAACAGTACAAGGATGTTTAGATCCATTAGCATGTAATTATAACGCATTAGCTAATTTTGATCCAGCGATTTCTGTTTGTGAATACTTAACTTGCGCTGGGTGTATGAACTCTAGTTACGAAGAGTATGGTGTTGCTACAAATGGATTATTTCCAACAATTTCTGATCCATTTCAGTGTTTAACCTTAACATCTTCTATAACTGGATGTACGGATCCTACAGCCCTTAACTATAATTCTAACTTTATATACGATTGTAATGGAGAATTTGGCAATCCAAACAACTCCAATTGGGATTCATGTTGCCAGGATGTGGCTGATTATACGTATGTTCCTGATGATAATTTTGAGAATTACTTAGAGGTTAATGGAATGGGTGATACCGTGATGAATCCAGACCCTAATTTAGCACTACCTTATGGAAACTACCCTAACTACGTTTTAAACTCTTATATAGACGCGGTTACATCTTTAAACCTTCAAGGTGAGAGTATATCAGACTTAACGGGTGTAGAGGGTTTTACAGCCTTACAAACAATTACTATTAGTGAAAACCCACAAGCTAACAATGGTAATTTTGCCTCACTTCAATTGCTAACGGATCTGGTTAATCCTGAAGATTTAACTACTTACACTAATTTAACGGAAATAATTGCAAAAGCTAATAATTATACTATATTGGGAAGTGATGACTTAACGTTTCCAGATTTAGAAACGCTAAATGTTGGTGGTAACTACGGAACTACAGATGCACTTAATACTATTAACCTTGATAACTTGCCGAGCTTAAAAAAGATATATGTGCAATGGTCATCAATAACAAGTCTTGATACAAGCAATAATACCGCACTAAACCACTTACAGTGTAATAACACTTCTATTACAAGCCTTGATGTAAGTAGTAATACTGCTTTAACCCATATGAATGTTATGGATGCTAGTTTAAATACAATAACTTTTGACAACACGGGGGGAAATAGCAACGTAAAATTCTTAAAATGTTACAACAACAACTTAAGTACAATTGATTTAACAGGTTTAGAGCATTTACAGCATTTAAAAATACAAAACAACAATTTAACAACCTTAACCACACCAGCTTCAAACGCTTTTGGCTCTTATCAACTCGAACTGATTGACTGTAGTAATAATGCACTAACTCACATTAACGCCAGCGCACATAACTCATTGTTAAAATCCTTTAATGCAAACAACAATGGAGATCTTGCTACTATTGATTTTGGAAATAACGATTTAGATGAAATTACAAGTATGCAGCTTAATTGGGTTGGGGTTTTCTCGGTAATTACTGGAGCGGATACACTTGAAATATCAACACAAGACAATGCGTGGCTTGCTACATATGGTGGCGTGCAAAACAGTCAATTCTTATTTACTGGCAAAGATGTTAACGGCGTCTCTACGCTACCTTCTACTTGGAGTACTAATATCACTTTACTTTTTAACAACAATTAAATTAATATATATATATGTCATTTATACTGGCTTTAACTTTTGATACTCATATAAACGAATCTTTGCAGGTTGGTGATACCGCATACTATGCGCCGGTGCTACCAACAAATCAAGAGGGTTTTTCTACCGCAAACTCCGGGGCGATAATTAGAATGGGGAGTGTTCACAGCATAACCTACGGCTCAAGTGTTGTAATTGAAATAAATAACATTTTAGTTGATGAAGGTACAAACGCTCTTCTTTCAAGTGCAATACCGCCAACTCCTAGCTTTATAATGTTTAGTAAAAATAAAAGTGTTAACACAAATGGTTTAACAGGTTATTACGCGGAAGTAAAATTTGAAAATGATTCAACAGAAAAAATTGAGTTGTTTTCAATTGCTTCTGAAGTAACTGAAAGTAGTAAATAAACAACAAACAAAAAATATGGCTGAAATAACTTCATTTGACCTAAATTTATCAAGCATACTTGCTGTTGGTGAAACTAGACGTTTTTACATAACAGGAGGTGAAAGAGCTGCTTTTAGATTAGAAATACAAAACGAAGATAGTTACTATTATAATTTTATAACAAATCTTTTTCAAGCCGCCAAAAGCGGTTTAGATGATGTATTGTCTAGCTCTAAATACAGTGGATCTATAAATTTTCCAGCAGTTACTGATGACGATCATTATGATATAAAATTATTTGCTAAACTAGGTACTACGCACTCTCAATATAATGAAGTTAGATTTGGAGATGGTAGCATCGATATAAACTCTAGCACCGGCTCTAATTCCTTGCTATTAACTAAAATTATATATCAATATACCGCTTTAACGCTAACGTTAAATCCCTTTTCACCAACAGGCGCTATTTCAGGTACAGCTGCCAATGATACTATATCTGTTTCTTCTGGAGAGGGCGTTGATAGCCAGTCATTTTCAATAAAATTTACCGTTGCTAATAATAAGGCTCTTCGTATAATAAAACAACCATCACACACGGATATACTTGCTTTTATTGAGCCTGAGATCGGTAGTGCTCCAATAGCTATTCCTGGGGAAAATATATACCCAACAGCTACAGCTGCTTTTACTGGCGATGATATTAATGGAGCCGTAACTAGTGGTGTTGTTGTTAGAATGGATAACACTGACTTATCAGCGGTTATTAAAGTTGGAGATAAAATAACAACACCAGTGAGAACAGACACTGTTAACGGAGCCGTTAGCAGTGGTTCAAAAGTGGTTATGGATAATAATGTTGCTTTGAATATGGCGTCTGGAGACCAAGTTACGGGTAACGCTTACTTAGATGCTAACATAGTAACAGTTGCGGAATTAAACCCTGATGCAGACAACGTAAAAGAGTTTACTTTATCAGAGGCAGTGGCAATAGCAGATGGTGCAACACTTACGTTTAGCTCTAAAATAAACAGAAGCTTAACAACGGTTACAGTTGTTGAAACCAGTAGTACAGCCACTGACTTTACAATGTCACAGGCAATTAATTTTCGTGATAACTGCCCTTTGACGTTTTTCAATCAAATGAATTACAGGTGGCCTGTCGACAATTATGCTCACGTGATGGGCGCTGGTTTTATAGCTACACCGGGCGGTGGCACTTTAGATAATACTGTTTTGGCTGATTATTTGGACACAACAACCGTGTTTGCTGGTACAAAACAAGAAAAAACATATATAAACCAAGAAGCTAAAGCCGTTGATACACTTGCTTTAAAACCAACAATAACAAGGGGAGAGGTCTCAACGCAGCCCGGAGCTATTATTTTTAACAAACAACAGCCATTAGCGTTAGCTGGCAACACTTTGAAAATAGGAGGTTATGGACAGGTGTCGATAAAAAATACATATGGGTATGATTTAGTTTTTTCAAATTTATCTGTTGTCTTGACCCCAGTACAAACAACTACAACGGCTGCTGTTAATAATAGCACTAGCGTGGTTGTAGCTTCTAGAAACGGTATATTAGACGACGTAAGCACTGTTAGTGGTATAGGTATAAATGCTAGTCTTGTGGATCCAACTGTTGACTCAGGTGCTGGTGCGGTGACTGGAGCTGGTACTATAGTTCTTACAGCAGCTCAAACTTTAGAAAATGGTGCAACACTTACTTTTGCCAATGCTGGTCTAGTGGCAACTGTAACTGGTGACGTGCGAATTTTAAAAGCAGGTGTCTCAAGTCAAACGTTAAGATTTGACATTGAAAATTTACTCTCTATTACTTAAAAGTAAAATAACGGTGAAAACTGTGACTATTATAGTATAAATTAAATTAAATTAAGTATGGTATATGTAGTCGACAATTTCATTGAACAATATCTGTTTGATAGTATTCAGAAAAAACTAAACAGTGATGAGTATAGTGAGGTTAAAACCCCTGGACATTCCTTTTGGGTGCAGCCAGCAACGGATCAAATAATAAAGTATATTATAAGTAAGCTAGAAGAAAAAGAAAACCAAAAACTAGAGAATATCCTCGCTTTCTTTAGAGTTTCAAATGAAGATGTTGATACTAACTGGAGAATACACAGTGATTTAACAATTGAAGGTCAAAAGCCTGATAGGGCTTTGGTTTTGTACATTTCTCCTAAAAAAATAAAAGAACTTCATGGCACGGCTCTTTGGGAGCACAATGTTTATGGTAAATCATTACCAGACAATGTTACTGGTGAAGAGTTTGATAGGATGATATCAAAAGAATCAGAAAATTTAGACATGTGGAATTTAAGTAGTGTTTTAGGGTATGAAGAAAATAGAGCGATATCTTATCCAGCAAATTATTTTCACAGTAAATACCCAAATAAATCATGGAAAGAAGGTAGACAAGTTTTTGTTATGTTTTATAAAATCAAATTAAATTAAATGGAAAATGAATTAAGATTTAGGCATCTTGTAAAGAATGATCACAAAACTATATGTGAATGGTGGAAATGGTGGAGATGGCCTGAAATACCAAAAGAAATGCTACCTGATAATGGAAAAAGTGGTTTTATGGTAGAAAAAAATGGAGTGCCTATAGTTTCTTGTTTTTTATTTATTACAAACTCAAAAGGTGCAAAATTAGAGTGGATTGTATCAAACCCAAAATACAAAGAAAAAGATAGAAAAAAAGCAATAGAAATGCTTATTAATGGAACTGAAATTGCTTGTAAAAAAATGGGCTACGAGTACATATTTAGTATAGGTAGGAACAAACACTTAATGAAAACACACGAAAAATTAGGATGGACCGTTGACAAAACTCCATCATACGAAATAATTAAAAGAATATAATATGGCAGTAGTATCATCAATAATAATAGGAGGCGTGGCTCTCGCGGGAATAGGAGCGTCAATCTACACGTCTAATCAAGCGGCGGGAACAGCTGATGATGCAAACGAATTAGCTCAAGACAACATGGATGTCCAGGAAAGGATAGCAGGCGAGCAATTAGCTTTTCAAAAAGAACAACAAGTAAAGTTAGATGCTCAAAAACAGAAATACTTAGATTATGAGTTTACTAATCCATATGAAAATATGGAAAATCAATTTGAAGATTTAACGGTAAACCAAGATCAAGCACAGTTTCAAAAACAAATGTTTCAGCAAGGTCAAGCTAATATATTACAAGATCTAAGAGGTGCTGCTGGTAGTAGTGGTATAGCAGGTTTAGCGCAAGCCTTATCTGTTCAAAACCAGCAAGCATCACAAGCTGCTTCTGTTTCAATAGGACAACAAGAAAGAGCCAATGAAATGGCAGAAAGAAAACAAGCAGGCGCAATTGACATGGCTCAAAGAGGTGGTGAGGCAATGATACAGCAACAAGAAATGTCAAGAAACGCAACTCTTTTAGGGGTTGAAATGGGTGGTATGGCTGGTGCTAACGCCGGGGTACAACAAGCTTATGCAAATCAAATGAGTGCAGGCGCGAGCGCTGTTGGGGCTTTGTCATCGCAATCCGCAGCTCAATATGGCTTGTCTGGTTCGTATTTAAACGCTGCAACAAATCTAGTTGGTGCTGGCGCACAGGCATACGGAGCGTACGCGGCGGGTCAATAATAAATTAAAAATATAAATATGGCAAATGGAACGGCGGATGCTACTTTAGTAGCTGCAGCATATAAAATGGGCATGGCAAATGTACCCGCGGATACTAGTAGAACTTTTATGCGTCAATACGAGGCTCTTGGTCAAATTGATACTGCTAAAATTGAATTACAAAAAAACATTGTTAGCAGTGCTGTTACCCTTGGTAAACTAGGTATAGGATTTGCTCTTGACGCAGCAACTAAAAAAAGACAAGACAAGAGAGATGAAGAGTTTAACGATGAAGAATCTGGAATTGATAACGTAGACAACTTGGTAAAGGATCACGTTGGATCTATGGGTAAAAACTGGAGTAACTACAAGACAAAGGCAGATCCAACAACTATTGATTACCAAAAGAAAAAAATTGAAGTTATTAAAGAAGAAATAACTAGATTAAGAAAAGCCGCAAAAGGAAACCCAGAAAACATAGCTAAAATATCAGAGTTAGAAAAAAAAGTAGGTTTATGGCGTGACGAAACAAACAAAGGGATTTCTGATATTAATGTTCATAGTGAGTATTTTAAAACGGATGCCGTAGACAATAATACTAGTTTTAGAACAACAACCTCAAGTGGAGACACTGAATTCAGCCCTACAATGGCTTTGTTGTACAAAGATGTCATGGATCCAAGCGTGGATCTTAACGATGCAAATGTTACTCCTTTTTCACAAAACGGACAAGAAGGTTATTTATTTAATCCAAAAGAAGATAGACTTGCATTAAGCTATAATTTAAGCAAAAAATCAATGTTAGGTTATGATCCAAAAGCAAGAACCACGGGATTTTTTGAAAAAAAATATTCTAACGAAGGAGCTGGTTTTGGCGGAAAAAACATACAATTAGCAAAGAAAAAAAATACATCATGGATTTCTAGAGAAGAGCTATTATCATTCGTTAAGTTAAAAGATAAAGACTTACCTATAGCATTGACTGGTAAAATGACAGACATACTTAAAGGTGGCTTAAATAAAGTAAAACAAAGGATTTTAAATGCAGATGGAAGTGTTGAGGATCACAAAACTAAAAAAAATTATTTAATATCAGATTATTCTGAAATAGCAAAGAAAAGCGAAAATGATTTTTACAATATCATAATGTCGCCAACATCTACACAAAACAAAAAATCAGTTACAAGAGATGTGAAAGGTGGTATTGCTTATATATCAAACAATGAAATAATGCTTGGTAATACTCCTATTAATTACGGGGAAATGAAACGAAAAGATTTTAGCGTAGATATAGCCGTTATAAACCAAATGGGTGTTGGTAGTAATGTTTTTACAGCTAAAGAATTAAAAGACGGAAAAATAGATGCTGCTGAGCTCGCAAAACACGAAGGCGCTAAAGAAAAAATTTATAAAATTCTTTTCAACCCTAAAACCAAACAAGAGACAGAAATAGCGGCTAGAGAAATTGCTAAGTTTTTTAACTTACAGACAATGGGTAAGTTTAACAGTGACAGAGGTAATGTTGTAAAAACAAAACCAATCGTAAAAACACCAACTAGTGATTTTAAAGAAACACCTGACACACAAGATATTGCTTTTTACATGGATATAGTTAATGACGTAAAAGAAAAGCCAGTAAAAGGTTACGATTACGACGGAGACGGGAAAGTTGATGGTAGACCAATAAACAAATAATAAATGGCTGATATAAAAACTGTAATTCAATCTATGATTGATGCTGGTGAACCAGACGAGAAAATACAAGGTGTAATAAGTGCTTACAAAGAGCAGCAAGCTAATAAGCCAGAAGAAGTAAAGGAAGAACCAACACAGAAGGATGTCGCTGTGCAGGAAGAAAATACGGCATCCAATGGGGAGGAAAGTTCTACGGATTCACAAGATAATTCGCTAACAGACACTATTATGGGAGCGTCTTACCGGGTAAGTGAGGAAGGAATAGCTAGTGGTAAAAAAAATAAAGAAGCAGCAAGAAATTTTTTCTCAACAAAAAAATCAAAGCTAGAGCAAGCCTTAGACAACGTTAATATAGAGGTACCATTAACCAAGAAGGATATTGCTAACGTGGACACCGACTTACAATTAGCGCAATCACCTAAAATAAAAGAATTAGAGGCTAAGTTAAAAGAAGCTCCATCTATGTCTCAAGAAGCTGCTGACATACTAAAAGAAATAGAAAGCATTAAAAGCGCGACTACTGAATCTAGAGTTAATCCAAGAAATAAATCGTATAAAAAAAATATTGACCTTGTTACTCAACACGAGGATAAAGTTACTGAAATAACCAATAGAGTGGTTAGTAATGGTGGGGATGAAAAGGAAGTTAAAAAACAAGTTGATTTTTATGAAAAAAACAACCCCGAGCAAACTAGGATTAATACGGCTAATTACGAGATAGAAACGGTTAATAAAGCCTTAGACAATATATCTACAGCCAAAACTGGTGACACTTACTCTAGTTTTAGTGATACAGAAGAAGAGGCTACCGAACTAAACGACTTGGTTGAACAGCAGATAATAGAAGATCTTTCTATAAAAGACATGGGTAAGGCTGCTGAAAACAATTACACTCTTAGCGAAAAAGAAAATATAATAAGGACAGCTAAGCAAAAAGTAGTAGAGTCTGAGTATGAAAAAGCTAATAATGTGTATAGCAGCGCTATTGTTTTAGATTTTGTTAAAAAGAAAAACGACTTAGATGCCCAGATCAAAGCCATGAGTAGGTATGGTGATGATGGGTTATTACTGCCATTTACAACTGAAGAAGAGGCCAACAAGTATAACGGCTTAGTAGGTCAATATAATGATTTAGATAGTGAGCGTGAAAAAGTAAGTGATTTGGTTTTATCGGCTAAAGATAGATTAGAAACAACGTTTACAGAGCTAGGTTTTAATGCTGTAGATGGAACCATTAGCAACAATTTTGAAATGACTGATGATTATCAAGAGTGGAGAGATAAACATGTTAGAGAAAGAGGGTTTTGGGGAGGAACTTATGACGCTGTAGGGACTTTCGTTCAAGAAGGCGTTAATATAGCTGCTGACGCAACCGTGGGCACTAGTGTTTGGTTGGCAGGTTTAATGGATGAGACAGTTAACAAAGAAAGTCGCTATTACAATGGGCACGATGCGATACAGGATTCTTACAAAAACTTTGCAAACTTTAATTGGGCTGGAACGTCTGATTACGGCGCTAACATACTAGACAAAAATGGTAATTACACTATAAATGCTAGATCTACCACTAAAACTATAGCTAACATGCTGCCTTTTACTATAGGTGTTATTTTATCAGCTAGAAGTGGTAACTTAAAGCCAGCTAAAAGTTTATGGAACACTGTAGGTCCAAAATTTTTAACGTCTTCTAAGGGTAGATCTACTATTAGAATGGTTGATGCCTCTTACAGAATGACTGTTAATGATAATTTCCATGAAGGAAAAGACTTAGGGCTTGACGATGGGCAATCATATGCCTATAGTAGTATGAAGTCGTTTGGAACTGGTCTGTCTCAAATGATAATGCCTGATGCAAATTTTCTAGGCTCAACTGCTGGTAAAACCATATTAAAAGGTTTTGTTAGCAATTTAAAAAATTCAGCCACTAAAAAAGCTATTGGAGGAGCGACTAAACAATTTGTAATTAACATGGGCAAAGAGCTTGGTGAAGAAGAACTTGAACTCGCGTTTGGGGATATTGCTAAATATTCAGTTGGACTACAACATTCTCCTGACATTCTAGACTTAAGAACTCAAAAAGAAACAATAGCAGCAACTCTAATGCTGTCTGGAAGTTTAGGAAGCATAGGAACTGTAAATGATATAAAAAACGCTAAAAAGCAGGTATATCAGCAGTACAAAAACAATGGTCAAGATATTATAGATGTTTTAGATGATAACTTAAGGGTTGCGGAGGTAAAGCTTAAAAAAGCTAGAACTCAAAAGTCCAAAGATAATCACCAAGCAACTATTGATCAAATCAATAACGCTAAAAACTACGGGCAAAGTATAATTAACGCTGTTAATTCTGCTCCAGAAAATGTTTCAGACGATCAAATAGACTTGCTAATACAAAAGCAAGAGTTAGTAAAGCAAAAGCAAGGTAAAGATAAAGCTATCTCTGTTGGTATAGATAATCAAATAAAAGAGATTGATGAAAAAATATCAAACTCTGTTATTAAGCAAGGTGAAAAAGCACAGACTGAAAAGAATGTAGCAACGGTAAAACAAGCCATTAAGAAAGGTGGTTTAGAGGGTAATGTATCTGAGATGACTTCTAAAGAAATATCAGATATTAAAGAAGAGGGATTTGACTCTAAGTCAGCAGCTGGTCAATTTGGTTATATAAAACAAAAAACTGATGGTAGCTTTGATATAGTGTTGAACAAAGATAAACCAATGGTTGGCGTAGAATCTCACGAGTTTATGCATGCTGTGCTATTTAAAACGGTTGGTAACAACAAGGAGATACAAGATAACTTAGGCGATGCGTTAATAGATCATGTTTTAAACAACTTAAAAGGTGACGCAAGCGTGTTAGGTAAAAGACTATCGGCTTATGGTAAGTATAATAAAGAAGGTGAGTTTATAAGAGATAAAAACTTTGGTGAAGAGACTATAACTATAATGTCTGAATCTATTGTCAATGGTAGCTTAAAGTTTGATGAAAACTTTTTTACAAAAGTTGGTGATGTTATAAGGAGGTTCTCTCAAAATTATTTAGGTAAAAAAATTACATTTGATACTGGAAAAGACGTTTACAATTTTATTAAAGATTATAGTAAAAACGTTAAAGACGGTAAAATAAATAAAGCTATATTAAAAGTAGCTAAAGAGGGTGCAAAAGGTAAATTAGTTAAAGGTAAGGTTGAAGCAAAGGCAGGTACGCAGATGTCTAAATCAAATATAAATCTAGACACAGGTGAAGGTGATCTATCACAAAAAATTGATGCCTTAACGGGAGGTGCTAAAACAATAGCTGAGTTTCAAAAACCAGGAGGAGCTTTTGATAACATATACTCAGGTATGCTTCAAGGCAAGTTTGATAGAGTATTTGGAGAAGGTGTATCAAGAGAGCAAAAAGATATACAAAGACAAAATCTTGCTGATAGATTAATGAATTATGATCCAGCTAAAACGCCTGAATTATCTAAGTGGATATATGGTGGTAGTGGTAAAGCTGGTAATGTTGTGTATGCTGGATTGGTGGCTAAAAAGAAGTTATTTGAAGAAGGAGAAGTAAGAAAGAAAACAACTACTATAGACACTAAGGAAGCTAAAGAATTAGAAGACACATCGACAACAACTGAAGTAGAAGATAAAAGTAAAGCTAGAAACCTAAGAGATTTTGACATAGAAGTAGAAGATGGTTTAGTTAACGCTGAAATAGAAGCTGAGGTTGAAGCTTTGTTGAAAAAAAATCCTGATGATATTGAGGTTAAAATGGAAAAGCTAATACTAGGTGATATACGTAAATCGCTTGACGGTGTTATTGGTAAAATAGCTAAAGACAAGAAGACGGGTAAAAGAGGTCCAACCGCTGAATACGAGGCTTTTATTAGGAACGAATACTTAGAGGTAGTTCAAAGTTTAGGTATGGAAACAATAAGAACAGCTTATAGACCTTGGTTTGAAAGTAAAAAAATACGTACAGAAAAATACAAAGGCATTAGCCCTAAAACAGGTAAGGTAACAAATTATGTAAAAGATGTTTTTGAAAACAAAACAAATAAGCGAGAGTATATTAGGTGGTTTTTAGAGGGCAACGAGCGTAATATGACGGAAAGAAGAACTGCTTTAATAAGACGTATAGCTAGGAGAAAAGCGAAAATAGCTACAGATAATTATATTGAAGCTAATTCAAAAAACTTAGACAAAGTTGCCGAGGCTAAGCTGAGAAAAGTATCTAGAGCCATTGAAAATACTCAAGTTGAACAAAAAAGTTTTGACTCTATTAAGTATTCTAAAAACAAAATGCTACCAACTAGATTGTCTCAGGAATTTAGTGCTATATTTTATAGGGGAAACAATGGAAAACCATTGGTTCAAAAAGGCACTATTTGGACTGGTTACGTAAACCCCTACACTAACGAGCCACAAAGCTTTGTAGATAAAGGAAGGATTTGGGAACAAGCCTTTGCTAATTACTTCATGAAAAACGGCATAAAAGGATTAAAAGTTTTATCTGAAATAGCAAGTGAGGTTGACGGTATGGCGGACTTTGTTTTTGAATATAACGGCAAGGTGGAGAACCACGAGTTAAAAGCTTCTATAACTGCTTTTATGGGTAGTATTTCTATTTCAAACCTTAAAAACGGAAAAATTGAATTTGCAACAGATACACATAACAACTTATTAGAACAAGTTGATATGAAAGAATTTATGAAGGGTTATAAAAAGCGAATAGACTTTGTAAACAAAGGTATTGAAAAGCTGAATAAAAAAATAAAAGATACTAGCAAACAATATGCACTTATAGATTACGATGTTACTAGCGGGAAGCCTCAGAACATTCCTTACGAGCTTTACATGGACAAGAAGGGCTTTGGAAATAAAATGTTTTACCAACTAAAAGCGGACCAAGCTGTAATAGAAAACCACTACAAAAGCAAAAAAGATAAAAACGGAATTGGCGTTAGATCACTTAGTTTTGTTGGCACAAAAACTGGTAACATGTCTTTTGGTCTTGATAGTGAGTCTATATTAAATTTACCTAGGCTAGACGCAGATGTAGATGTTAACTTTACGTTTAGAAACGGAGGTTCTAAAATGGTTAATGGTAACAAAGTAATATCACTTAGTCTTGGTGTTCAGTTTAAAATATCTAAACTCAATAACAAAGCTGAAAACTCTGTAGATATTACTATAAAAGAAGATCTACAAAAAGCTCTTGGCATTAACTTTTCAAAATCAATTGAAGGAAGAAAACTAAACAACGCTATCAACTTTTCTAGATCAACTAACAACCCAACAAAGGGTATTACAGTTCTAGATTTTGACGATACGCTGGCTACGAGTAAATCTAGCGTACTCTGGACAGCTCCAGACGGAACAACTGGCAAATTAACTGCCGAAGAGTTTGCGAAGCAAGGAGCAGACCTCTTAGCGCAAGGATACGTGTATGATTTTTCTGAATTTAACAAAGTTGTTAAAGGTA